TCTTCTTCAAAAGAGCAAAGTACCTTACTGTTGCTCCCATGGCGCGTTACTTGCGGTGCGAGGCACCCAAGTCACCCGACCAGGCTTGGAAGCCGGTCGGCCAGTACAAAAACTGGGCCAACACACGACTCCGCGTGTTCAATCGTCAGAATACCCACCTCTGGTATTCTATCCTGCAGGGCAAGCGTTCAGCTTTGCCACTCTCCGATGAATTGGTGTTAACCGCATACAAAGAGCATCGACAGGCAATGGAGATCCCAGATCCCATTGACGAACAAACACACGCTAGTGTGATGAAGGAGTTGACGCCGGTTTTGAAAGTTGTCCGGAAACTTCTGCGGCGGGTTCTATGGACCGCCTCACGGGAAAGTGATTGGCTCACTCCCACCGAGTCTCGTCACGTTGCGTCAACAAAGGCATCGTACGAGGAAAGCCGGGCCGGCGGAGGCCAGCTCGGTGCGATCATGCGGCATGTTCCGCAGCTGTATGATTGCAATCCACTGAATCCAGTCGGGTCACGGAGAAATCCTGATCTGGTGCGAATGGTCTTCTATCCAAGAGCCATCGTCAGTGGTCGTGTCCAGCTCAATACCCTCGTCGAGGAGTACGCTTACCCGGAAGGGGAGCGTATGTGGCACGACTCGGTCCGAAGGCAGTGTGTTCGCTATGCTGAGAAGCAGCGCACACTGAAGGCCACCATCCAGGTGGTCCTTGAACCTTTAAAGGCCCGCGTTATTTCCAAGGGAAACGCGGCCCCGTATTATGCGAGTAAGAGGCTCCAAAAAGCTTTACATGACGTGATGCGGGAAATGGACTGTTTTCGTCTGATTGGTGCGCCCTTGAAGGCAACCGATCTCTTCGACCTGGCTGAGCACCCTGTTCAAACGGGCACGGGTCAACTCGAGTGGTTCTCGATTGATTACTCCGCCGCGACCGACCGATTGTCGGCGAGGTTGTCATCCTCTATCCTCAACTACCTTGTTGAAGGACAGGATCCCGGACTTGTGAACATGTGGCGTGCCGTGCTAGCACCCCATGATTGCGAGTATCCTTTCCCCTATGACGCTGAAGTTCCTCCAGTCAAACAGCGTAATGGGCAACTTATGGGTTCGATCCTTTCATTCCCTGTCCTTTGTTTGGCCAACCTTGGCCTTTACCTTGAGACCATCAAGGGGGACACCCGCGGTTTGCGGGCTAAGTTGAGTGGAGTTCTGGTGAATGGCGACGACATGTTGTACGTTGCGCCCAACTCCCTTTGGAAGACTCACGTTGAGAACGGGGCCAAGGTTGGTCTAACGATGAGTCCAGGAAAGGCTTACCATCATCCTGTCTATGCCAATGCCAATTCGGCGTGCTACCACTTCGACCTGTCTCGCTTTGGGCGACAGAGTCGGACCATCGGTTACGAGAGCGTCCAGTTTCAAACCTGGCCACCGATGTGTATGCGTAACGGTTCCACACCCTTCAGTATTCCGTTTCTGAATACTGGGCTCTATTTCGGACAGAACAAGGTCCTTGGTGGAGATGATGTTAAGACGAAGCACTCTTACATCTCTGTGATTGACCGTCTCGTTGACGGAGCTCGCCCTGGAAAGGCAGCAGACTTGTTGGCGATGTATCTTCATCGTCACAAGGTTCCAATCCAAGAGGAGGCGTATGGTCGCAACCTCTTTCTCCCTATCAGCCTTGGTGGCATGGGGGTCCAGCAACCTGATGGATTCGAGAGTAAGATAACATTGGTGCAGCGTGTCATTGCTCGTCGATTGTTTGTAGACTGCCCCTTTGGAGTCATCTCACAATTACCTCTTGAGGAAAAACATCTCAGGGGTTCCATCCCAGAGGCCCGGCAGTTGCTGCAGGCCCCATGGCTGGCTGGTATTTCGCTTGTCACACCGGAACTGCGTCCGGGTGACGAGGTGCCTGATCGCCTGAAGTGTATGTTCAATAACTTCCGTGGCCTCCACAAGCGTGGAGCCTGGGAGGTGAATAAGATCCTTGGTAACAAGTTGATCCATACACCCCTTCGGGTATCTTGTGCACGCCGTCCTGATTGTCCTTACAGACATCGACAGCCGTTGCCAGACCCATTCTCTCGTCAGACGAGGAAGGATTGGTTCGCCGAGGACATATCGGCTTTGGAGTCAGAAGTGCAAAGTTGCACATCCTGGGGAACAGTTTGTTCAGCCCTAGGACGGAGTATTGATTGGGATCTCTATACTGACTTTGGTTTTTGGACTTTGGAATGTCCAGGGGTGCTATCCTGCTAATACACCCTGCGCCCCGGAAAGGCGTTAAACTTGTCCACCGACATCCTGTCGGATGGGGTCATGGAACATAGACTCTCCAAAACGGTTACTCCCTACTCACCGGCATACTGCTAGATACGGTGTAGGATCAAGCTGCGCATAGCACGCAGGAGTGTAAAGTGCCGTACTAAGGGCAGACAGCGCTGAACACAGGGGGATCGCCTCCGTTGTATGTTCTGGAACGCTCGAGCTCGGAAATCGTCGAGAGACTGCACGGATTGGGGTCCTGGTTGCCAGACCTATTCCATGATGAACAGTCCGTCGTTGGTGCGATGGATCCCATACTACACCCGTATTGCCGCGAAGCGTCAATTCGTAAATGCCAGGAAAGGCAAAGCAGCAGAGCCGCGGTCCGGCTAAGGCAAAGAATCAACCTCGCCCGAAAGGGGCCGGAAAAGCCCGGTTGCAGGGGCAGCGCATCCCGCGTATGCCTCGGCAGTCAAACTGGTCCCAATTTGGAGCTCTGATGGATAAGACTGCCTTGCAGCTTCATTCCGCGCAGACTGAGACGGCTGTGAGTACGAGCTTCCGATTCAAGATGGGGAGTCTTCCGACTTCGCTCATCATCGAGGGTCGTGATCTTGCACGAGTTGCTCTGACAGCGTCGAGTGCGACGCCCGCCACGTTCGTCAACACGGCCGCCCTGGTCGTGGTCAACTCAGCCACCTCACTGTGCACACGCTGGAACTCCTTTGGAGCACTGTTCCAAAAGTGGCGTGTCAAGAAGCTTCGAGCTACCTTGGTCTCGAATCAAACGACATCGACTGTCGGAAATAACTACGTCGCGTTCCAGACGAACGCGGACGCTGCTGCCCCAACCACTGCGGAGGGCATTATGCGTATCGAAGGCTCAGCGATGGCGAACGCCTATTCGAACGTACAGTCCGACTTCGATTCCCGAACCCAGCTCAAGTGGCTTGCGACTGCCTTCCAGGCGGACGAAGATGTCACGGCTGCGGGGAACCTCAACGTCGCGACGGACGGTTACAGTACTGCCGTCGTTGTCGGAAAGGTCGTCATTGACTACGAG